AAATCAATTATGGAAGATTACATGCAAAATGGCAACTATCCAGAAGCTGATACAAGAAAAAAAGAATCACCAGTCTATACAGGGACATTGGTAAAAGGTATTGCAACAATGCATAAGTCAAATGCAGTACCAGTAATCAGTCAGCAAGAGGCTGAAGATATTAGTAAAATGAGGAGAAACTAATGGAAGTTTTAATTTACACTGTCATGGCAGCACTTGCTATTGGCGCAATATATTATTTATTTATGGAGAACAACGACGATGTATAATTTTGATGATGTAATGATCAAGCTTGATGATATGGAAAAAAAGATTGATCTTTTAATTGAATCAAGAGATTATGATAGATCTGAAGAGAGATCATCATATCAATTAAACAATAGATTCGCAACAGTATTTAAAACCCCTAATGGTACATTTGGGATCAATATGAAAGAGAATGGAGAAGAAATTGGAAGAAAGTTCTTTCCAGGAAAAAGCGAATCCTATGCAGACGACGCTGCAGAAAATTTTGTACACAGGGTAAATAGTTAATAATTTAAAAAAGGGTCCTTTGAGGTTAATTAATTTACATTTACTCCTTATATCTTGAAGGGCCCGATCTAATAGAGAACAATATGGCAGTTAGAAAAAATAAAAGAGGACCAAGCTTAGACGATAAGTACATGGGTCCAGAACCAATTTTCAGTTCAGATTCTGAATTCACTGATACAAATTGGGCAAAGGCCGCTAGATGGTATGGTTATTTTTATAAGAATAAAGACTATATGCCATCTATAATAAGCTTTGTAGAAAAAGAAATGGGATATACCAAAAAGAAAATCTCAGTTCTAAAGAGACTTAGAGATTATCATTTTATACCAGTTGGCAAGAGGATTAAACTCTTTGAAAGAGGTTGGCAATATAAAGAAGAGGATCTTCAAAATATAAAAGATTTTATTTCAGATTCATATAAGATAGCTTTAAAAGAAAAAGAAAAGGTTGAAGCTGAAAAATCAAAAGTAAAAGTTATTAGTCCACAAGAAAGAACACGAATAAAGGTATTAGAAACCATTTATGCAGATTGGGATAGCGAAATCATAGAAGGTTGGATCGACGGTGATTACACTAAAAAATTCTCAGCTTACAACAGATTTAAAATGCACGGTCTAAAAAGCAACGCAATTAATATATTCAAGTCTATGATAGATGAAGAGTATGAATCTATTAAATCTGCATATGAAAGAACCGATGATCAATGTGTAGAAGCTTATTCACATATTTCTAAAGGGGATAAGAATAAGATTTTAAAACAATTTGAAGCGGTATACTCAGACTTAGAAAGATTAAGAGATGCTTTCAGAGCTACAAGATCCCCAAGATTAAAGAAACCAAAGTCATCAGATAGGCAAGTAGAGAAACTAAAATATTTAACAGAAGATATAGATTCAAAGCTTGTTTCAATTAATCCTATACTTATACCAGGAAAACACAAACTGTTTGTATACAACGTAAAACAAAGAAAGCTTATAGAGTATGTGACATCATCAGTAAGTGGTTTCGAGGTTAGTGGAACAACGATTAAGAACTTTGATGGAAAAAGTAGGTCTTGCACATTACGTAAGCCTGAAGATATACTACCTCAGATATTAAATAAAACAGAAAGACAGATTGATAATATTTGGGATGGTTTAACAACTAAGATAACAAAACCAACAGGACGCATTAATGCTGACTGTATTTTAATGAGGACATTTTAATGTCGGATAGTATAGAAGAAAAAATAGTTACAAAGAAAAGGTTTTCTATGGCAGTAGAAACCCTAGTATCTAAAAATAAAGGATCTAATTATATAGATGCTTGTGTTTCGGTTTTAGAAGAAAAGGGATTAGACTATTCTGCTATGAAAAGACTTTTAACTGATTCTTTAAAACAAAAAATAGAGGAAGAAGCTCTAAGTTTAAATTTAATTCGGGGAAAGAAAGGCGGTAAGTTACCTTTATGAGGGAATACGATTCTTATACAATATATAATGCACTAAAGCTTCACTTTGAAACTGATTCTTATGATGCAATAAAGTATAACTATAAAACTAATATCTCTCCACAATCCTTTTATAAAAGAAAAGATAAGTATTTCTTTGCTAAGATTGCAAAGAACTATGAGAAAGATGTTATAGGTTATTATGTCTCTAACTTTAAAGAAGGTGTTTCCTATGTAGGAGATATGATCAATGAAGATGGAGAATCAAATTACCGAAGGCACCAAAGAGTTTTACAATCTTTAACAAAAACATTTAAAGATGATCTATCTAAACTCGATGGTAACTTCGATAAATATCTTATATCCGAGGATAATCAGCATCCGGAGATTATAAGAATGTGGATGCAGGGTGATATACATTTAGAAACTGTAGTCATTCTAAATTCATTATGTGGGTTTATACAAAAGGAGAATTCCAAAATATCAGATACAATTATTTGGCCTGATATAAAAAGAAAGATTCTTAAGTATACACCTTTCGTAAGCTTTGACCATGATAAGCTGAAAAAAATTATTATGGAAAGGTTTACAAACATATGATTATATGGTATAATATATGTTAAATTTTATTATGTATAAAGTGGATAATTCAGTCAAATACAACGGAGAAAAAAATGTCATTTGAAAATCTAAAGAGCATGCGAGGCTCATCTATCGATAAACTCGTAAAGGCTGCAGAAGCAGTTTCCACGTCTAAACCAGAATCTAAAGACTCATATGAGGATACACGTTTCTGGAAACCTACCAGAGATAAAGCAGGAAATGGTTACGCTGTGATTCGTTTCTTACCTACAAGAGAAGGTGAAGATCTTCCATGGGTAAGGTATTGGGATCATGGGTTCAAAGGTCCAACTGGTCTATGGTACATAGAAAACTCTTTAACCTCTATTGGACAACAAGATCCAGTATCAGAGCATAACAGTGTTCTCTGGAATTCAGGTAGAGACGAGGATAAAGCTATTGCAAGGGAAAGAAAAAGAAGACTTCATTACATTAGTAATGTGTTAGTTATTTCTGACCCAGACAATCCACAAAATGAAGGAAAGGTATTCCTATACCAATATGGTAAAAAAATCTTCGATAAAATTATGGAAGCAATGCAACCAGTATTCGATGATGAACAACCATTAAATCCTTTTGACTTCTGGGAAGGTGCTGACTTTAAAATCAAAATCAGAAAAGTAGAAGGTTGGGTAAACTATGACAAATCAGAGTTTAGCTCACCATCAGCTCTATATGATGGAGATGAAGGAAGACTCCAAGAACTATATGGTAATCTATATGGTTTGAAAGAATTCATCGAACCAGGTAATTATAAAACCTATGACGAACTTAAAACTAAATTAAATAGAGTCTTAGGTGTTTCTGCGGGAAATTATGTTGAATCCGAACCATCAGCTGTTATGGAAGCCCCAGAAATTCAATCAACAAATATGGATAGTGTAGGAGATTCAGTTGAATCAGCTGAAGAAGATGATACTTTGTCCTATTTTGCTAAATTAGCCAAAGAAAGCTAATCGGATTATCTTCCACCCAAGTCACCCAATGCGTAAGCTGCGGGTGACATTACTGGGTAATTAATTACTGTTGAAACTGAACTTCTATTATCTGACTTAGTGCTTACTGCATTAACTTGGGAAGGAATAGGTTTATCTCTCTTACTATCTAACTCTAATTCCATTTTTTGACTTTCTAAACTTTCTATATTATCTGCAGTGGTTGGTGGTGTTGCCTGTGCTGTTCCTTCTAGAGTTGCCTCTTCTTTTTCTAATTTTTCTTTTTCTGCTGCAGCTGCTTTAGCTTGTAACTCTATTTTTTTCTTAGCTGCATTATCTGTAGCCATTTTAGGTATTTTCGGTAAGTCTAAATCACCAAGTCCAGGTATAAACCTACCGATTTTTTCTACAATACCAATTACAAAATTAATAACACCTGTGACGGCGTTTACCATGTGGGCAATACCATCACTTAAATATGCAAAACCTAATACTAAGACATCAAAGACCGATACAAATCCAAGTGCATCTCTAACCTTTTCTAATCCCAATTTAAATAACATAACAGCAGCAAATATACCAGCAATAATTGCGATAGGTACTGCCATTGCAACCACAATTGGTGTTACTGCAGCTATTACTGATGAGAATGCTGCAATCATACCAGGAATAAATGTACCCATCATAAAGACTCTGAATACTTTAGCCGCTTTTACTAATTTGTTTAGGGTTTTAAATACTCCACCTATAGTAGATATAATCTTAGGTAAGAAAAATAAAGCAATAACCCCTACTAGTTTCCCGAGAGATCCAAACTTACCATCCATAGTTGTTAGAGCACCACTAAGATCCCCTTGAAGTACTTGGGTTATAGCTTGGAATGTAGATGTAACCGTATCCATTACTCCTATGATAATTTCTCTGAATCTTTTTGGGTCTGTAAACATTAGGAATAAAGCTGCTATACCTGCAAGGAATCCACCTTTGGATGCAAGTGCCATACTATCCATTTTTT